CTGAAGGATTCCAAAACTTATCAATATCAAATACATCGCTGAATTTCTTACCAGCGGCTGCAGATGATTGAATAGTGTTAGCAGATAAACCTTCCGAAGAAGAGTTAGTTGCTGGAGATAATATCGATACTTGATCGTCAGAATCAACAGCAGTTAAGTTTAACGCTAAGATTGGTCCTCTAGATAAAGCTTCAATAGCTGATCTGTGGAAGAACATATTTTTCTTTTCTAGTGACTTATCGATGCCACCGAAAACATTTTTAAACTGTTCAACATCTTCTACTAATACTGGAGTATTGTAAGGACCTTTGTTAGATCTACCTACAACTAATCTAATAGTTTCAGCAGGGATGTTCACTGTTTGTGATTTGTCGAACTCTAAGCGATATACGCCTGAGCTTTTGAACTGTAGTAATTGAGGACTTAATGCCATAATCGTTTAGTTGTTATTTTTTAATTCTTTTATTATATATCCTTGTCTTTTTGCAAATTTATTTAAGTAGGTCATAAATATCATATTGTAAATCTCCTTGTTGGTCACTATCCTTATATAAGATGCTTTCCATCTCGTCGTGAACCGCAGGATCTATGAAATCTAAGATCTCCTCAACGAAATCTGCATAATCCGTTGTGTTAAAAAATTCAGTCGCAGTAATACATGTCATGATGACATCATCGTTCCCCATTTGAGCGCCATAACTACCGTTTGGTAAAGTACCAAATAAGGATGCCTCAGTCACTGTAACTTCATCTGTTAAATCTAATCTATTTATCTTATACAATTTCGCAAAGTTCTGACAAAAGATAGCTTTATTGTCAGATTTTAGTTTAATTCCTGGTTTTAAAGTTTTAGAATCATGTCTATGCTTAAATTTAACTATCATCTCATCATCGAAATCATTTCTTTGTGGAAATATACTTCTTAGGTATTGGAATAGTACTGTACCATAAGTATTATATTCCACAATCATTTTTACGTTCTCAGAGTCAAATATATCTACTGCTAGAGTATAAAGCACTTTTGCGAAATCTTCAATAACATGCTCGTTTGATTTAAATCTGGCAACTTGTGTAAATTTAAAGAAATCATACATTGCACCTGGATTAATAACGTTCTTAATTTCTTCTTTATTCATCGGAGTAACTTTAAAAACATTAATAACGGATGCATCACCACCATTACCTTCTGCAATATCTACTGAAAATACCCAAAAGTTCTCTTTATCTTTACATGTATCAATATCAAATCCAGGATCCCATTCTAAAAAGCCTTTTGTATCAATACTAATATAATCAAATTCGTCAAACTCATGATTGACATAGGGCTTCATTCTCTTTCTCATCTTCTTCATATCCACTGGGTCTAATAGTAGATTCGATGAGCTAACGAATTCATTTCCATATTGTTTATTAAAGGCTTCAATTGAACCTAGGTTAGCAAGCTCTCTATCATACCATGCCTCGTCTCTATCTGGGTGTTGCCACCAATCTACTCTTGTTGCTAGGTATTCATTCTCACCACGATCTGCACCTGCATAAATTTGATAAAACTTATTAAATCCGTTTGGTGTAGATGTAATTGTTATTCTTGAGACTTTCGATGAGGATAATGTAGGATATACATTCTCATAAAAAGAGTCAGCTATCGATGGATGGACGTGGGCAAACTCATCTAGGTATAAATTATGGATTGTAAAACCAATACCTGATTTTGCTGTGGTTGATTGTCCTATTAGTCGACAACCATTATCACATCTCACATTCATTACATCATATTTGATAATACCAGGCTTCATAAAGAACGGTAAGTTCTCAACTACTGTTTTGGCTTTATCAATAATTTCTTTTGTTGAATCAGATTTGTTAGCAAGTAGCAGAGTATTCTTATCCATATTAAAGGTAAGGTACCATGCATTAAAAATAGATGCTGTTACTGTTTTACCCATTTGTCGAGCAGCAAGAACAATATTAAATCTATCATTCTGAAAATTCCTCAACATATCCTTCTGATAATCTCTCAGCTTTACTTGTTGAATACCTTCATCTGTCATTACTACTGCATACTTCTCTGCAAAATAGACAATGTCTTTGGCACATCTAGCTAGCTCACTAATTTCCTCATCAGTATATTCAAATACAATATTACCCTTCTTTAGAAATTGTCTACCCTCATAGAATGGTAACTTAATCTTAGGACGATAACCCTGGTCCATTGCCACTAACAAATCATCGATCTGTTTGGTAGACCATACGATTCTATCAGTCATGGTGGCGTCACCCTCTGCTTTTGGAATCCATTTATTATCTCCTATTCCGTCTGACATATATTATTCTTCTGTTGGTTCTATATCTTCAATATCTTCTTCACTGCCTTGGTGAATACCTGCTTGTATTGCAGCCATTAGGTCTTTTGTACCTCTTTGGATATTCTTATTACCTGCATCTCCACCGGCTCCTTCAATTTCAGATTGATTTGCCCTTTGTTGATATATCTCTAAATCTCTAGCGATTCTTTTTGTGCCCTCTTCAGCTGCCATTAAGTACATGGTTTGTGACTTGATAATATCTAGCATTGATTTTTGTAGAGTTGCTAGTACTTCAAACATTCTAGGTGCTAATTCACCAGAGTCAATTGTTTCTAATAAAGTTGTCAGAGCTTTTTCGCCGGCATTTAATTGATAGATTAGCGAAGACATAGTCATCTCATCCATCTGCTTTTTTGCAGCTATATACTCATCCTTCTCGATAATATCTGCATCAAGATAGAATTTCATTAGGGCTGTAATAGTCTTTTGTGCTTTCTTAGTTGCACTAGACTTTAATTCTGTATAATTAACCAGGGGTGCCATAGCCGTAGGCTTAGCCTGAATAGGGAGATCTTTAGGATCGTTTTCAACATCAAGTGGACTATCTCCAATTAATGCATCTAATTCTTGCCTAATATCGTCTGCTTGTTCGGCTATTGTTTTCTTCTTATCGCTATCGCTCATATTATGATATTATATTCTATATATCTAGCTTATTACTAGTAACAAATTTAAGTATGTTACCTGTTTTGATTATACTTTCTTAATTGTATAGAAGGAATTGCGTTATCAATAATATGTGTTAGTCTATTATCTCTGACAATATATTGTTGTAACATGTTTGTATGCTGGTCTTTACCGATAATCTTAGTGTATAATCTAATATTTGTCATTGCTAATTTACCTGGCATTAAAGCCCATTTTTGTGATGTAACCCATCCTTGTGCAGCACCTAGTTCAAAGTTTTGATCCATTACGTTAATTAATGTGTCTGAAACGGACATACTTGTTAATGTATTACTTTTAGGGTTTAGTTGATACACATTAGCAGATGTATTGCTATATGTATTATTTATGTTATAGACTAAACCATACCATTCTCCATTTACAGGCTCTACTGAGAACGGATAGGTAAGTGTAGTATCGTTAATATATGCTTTAACGTGCGTCTTATTAACTGTTAATTTAAATCCTTTTTGTCCTACTCTTCCGTCAAACAGAGTTTGCTCTGCTGTTGGATTTGTAAAGTTAGGCTTAAACCATGCAGAGAATGCCATATTCTTATCAGTCGCTAATTGAGACATTTTCTTATAGACTAAACATTCGATACCTAAATCTTTTACAGATTCTAAATCGTAGTAGTTCTTACTAATAATAGTCCATTTATTTCTTAATTCGTTATCGCTAATACTTAATGAATTATGAATTCTTTCTCTAGTACCATCACCAACTTCTGAGAACATTGTTTGATATTGTTCTGGTTTAGTTGATTGTCTATACTCATCTTGTATTTCCTCTCCGAATACTTCTTCAACACCAGTATAAAGATCGTCTAATGTTTGATCTATTGCAACTCCTGCTGCATCGTCTCCAACTATTGTAGAAGTTCTCTCTTCGTATTTCTTTAACATTACTCTCCAGTAAGTCATAGATTGATTAAATTCATCAGCAAAACTAACTGAACTTACTTCATACATTCTATTCATTATTGGAATGTACATATAATCTCTTGGTCTTGGGTGGATATTAGCACCGAATGCTTTTTCCATTTGTCCCTTTGTAATATGAATTTCAAAATCTTCAAAGCCCATACCGAAAATATCGTATGTAAACTCTCTAGTTGGCATTGCATTATCTGGAACGATAATTTTAAGATCTGACATATCTTTTACATTGTATAAAGAATACTCCATTAATACTACATCCTTAGATCTCTTATCAGGTTCTACTCTAAAGTACTTTGTATTATGTCCCCACATTTCTGAAGCCAATTCACTTATTTCAGAATAAATTGCAGTTGGCTTACTTAAATTATATGGGTCATATATTGGGTCTGAACACTCAATTACAATATTAGTACATCCTGCAATATAAGGATCGTCACAATCCACACATAATTGCGGACATGATTGAATAGTACCGGCCTCTGTTTCTAATTCAAATGTAACTGATAAAAGGCTAAGGGTATGTAATAAAGATAATCTATTTACTTCAGCTTTAACATCTATCCATAATGGTTTTAATGGATCAACATCTAAATCAACTGGTCCATAGATCATTATCCCATTTCCTAATGGTTTTAATGGGGACATTTCACCACCATCACTTTCTACTGCATTTTGCGACCATCTATATTTAAAAGTAAAGTTATTATCATCATCTGGAAATTCATACCATTTTGCAGCTGCTGCAGTGAATGTAGCATCTTCTAATGTAGTAATAGTATTTGCTACAATAGTATCTACAGTAAAGGTTTGAGAACCTACAATAAACTGATTACCAGGTAATAGAGTCCATGCAACTCCAGTTCCAATAATTGTTTTAGAACCCGCAGTCAATTGTACTTTTCCAATAGTAGCTGGTGAACTAACACCATATAGAATAGAATAGTTTAGAACCTTTTTTACGTCTACGTAAGGTTCTTGTAATTTAGCGAAGAAGAAGTCTCCGATTGCGCTTGCTGTAAAATTTGTTACTGCCATTTGATAAAGAAGTTAGACTTCTATTTTTTATTATATATCTGACTCCCAATCAGTGATTAAAAGCATTTCCGGATTATCGCCCTCATGATGCTCTAAGGCGTGTATAAATGCGTTAGTTACTCCTAATACTTCTACAGTATTATTCTCAGCTTGAAATAAATCTAAAGCATTTAAGAAATCTCTTACTTTAAAAATCTTAAAGTTCTCTTGTTCTTTAAATAGACCTGCTTTTATTAAAATATGATTAGCTTGTTTAAGTTCATGTAGTTCTGCAAACATATCAAACATTCTCATAGAACCTCTTAATGTTTTAATATCGTATTTTATAGTCTTTACTTGGTCTACACTAACAAGTCTATTATATGTAGAATTAGAATTAAGGTTAACTCTAATATATGATAAGTTTGGCATTGATTGAAATATCTGCCATATAAAATATATTGAAGTTGCTTCCTTATGTATATTAACGTCACTAACTGTACGGAATCTATTAACATCATGAGAGAATTTATGATTTAAATAAATCTCCATGCGCTCCTTAGATACTAACATACTATTAGGCGTCATTAACCTAGATTTAACATCTCTATTGATAATACCCCATAGTTTTAAATCTATTGAGTTATATCTATATAATGTAATATCTATTATTTCAGTGAAGTAATCATTTACCTTTTGCATAAACCTCTATTTGTTCTTCGATTTTTTTTAAATCTGAAAACAGAGCATCTTTAGCAAAAAGTTTTAATTCGCCAAATTCTCTATTACCAATCTCATTTTTATCCATATAAATATCAACAGCTCTCTCGCTGGGATTATATTTATCAGGCGTATTTTTCTTTGCTTTTTTAGTTTTAGTATAAAACCATCGGGGCACCGATTGGAATCTGGAGGCAACAACTGACCAGCATTCTACTACATTACCACCATTAATCCCATTAATATTAAACATCATTGCATTTGCAGGATATTTAATAGACATGAAACGATTAATCATGAAATGATGTCGCTTTTTAGTATGTTGTTTTATTTTCTTATAGTGTTGTGGCTTTGTAAACATTATTTTTACAAAGTCAAACAGTTTAGTGTCATCTAGCATAATAGTTATATGTTCTTGCGGGGGAAAGTTTACTTACACCACTCGTTAAAAGCCATGGTATATGCAGCCTCATAATCATGACCTTCTTTCATAAGTTTATTAGCCCATTCTTGAACTTCTGCCCTTAATCCATAAGCATTAGCTTCTACTAATATTTCTTCAATTGTAAGATAGTCATCTAGATTCATGATTTGCTCTGGCATTAGAATAATTTTTTAGTTGGATCTTTTTTAACTGTTTTTGTTTTCTTACCTACTAGTTTCATTGGAGCATCTTCCTTTGGAATATCCATACCTGCAAAAGGATCTGGTGCAAAGTTATTCTTCTTAGCTCCTTCTAACCAATCAGTTCCTTCTAGTATTTTATCCATTTCCATGATAGAATTTTTATTCTCAATAGCTCCTTCCCAATCTTTTTCAATTGCAGAGTAAATAGCTTTTTGAATTGGATCTGGAATAGTCTTATTATGTAATAGCATTAGAGCTATATTTTGAGTAAGATTAGTTTTAATTAGAGTTAGAGAACTATGTCCAACTACTCGGTAAATAATATCTGATAAAATATCTTTAGCCTCTGATGAGAATAAGAAGTCAATTGTAAAGTCTTTGTATTCTTTAATGTATTGATCCCATATAACTTCTGTGGTTTTATCAGTAATAGAATAGTTACGTAACTTACCATTCTTCATTTCTTTCTGCCATGTAACGACTGATGCGATATTATCTGATTTATCACCAGTAAGTATCTTTTGGAAGATAAATTTATCACAGTCAACTTCTATAATAGAAATCTTATTAGCTTGAACCCAGTCTAGAATATCTTTTTGATAATTATCACGTAGCATTGTTTGCCCTCCTAAGTTAAATAACATATCGTCTTTAGATAATTCTTCTGCTTCTTTAGAGTTTTCTACTGTAAAAACATTTAAACCTTCTACACTTTCAGCTAAATTAGTTATTGTTTCTGTAGATATAGTTAATTGATTTTCAGCACTTATCTGCCCTAGTCTGTTTTCTACTTCTACTAGCTTTTTCTTTTGAGCATCTACTAAAGCTTTATTGTCACCTGCTTTTTTTATCTCAGCTCTAAGTAAAGAACTTTCTTCTAACAATTGTACTGTTTCTTTTAGTAAAGGACCTTGTATTTTTAAATTCTTAGCTATG